GGCAGTCGAAAGGTCGGGCCCTTCACCAATATGCCCGGCCATCCCCATCAGGCCAACACGTAAGATGTTAGCCCCACCACCTCCACCGCCATTCTGAATATTTACTGTCGGAGTGCCACGCTGGGCAAGCGCACTGCTAGCCGCCGGAACAATCTGCACATTCCGGCGGCGTCCCAGGCGCAGAGTTATACTCTGCTTGGCCATACTTACGCCAATCTGAGAATGGCGTTAGTGGCGTCCGCAGTCGGGAACTGGATGGTAAACGTGCCACTGGTGACCGTCTTGTCGCCACCAAAGCTGATAGTACACAGCGAGCGATCAGGACCAACGGTATCAGTGTCGTCATAGATCAGGCATCCCGCTGCCGTGAACGAAGACGATGTCCAGCTTGTATCCGCCCAGTCGAGAAATGCAGTAGTGCCGGAAGTCGTGGCTGCATAACCCGATAGGGTATTGCCTGTAGCAGTGTAACCCGTTCCAGAGATCTCGTTCGTCGCGCTGTAGCCTGTAGTCGACGCATCGAGAGTCGCAGAGCTAGTGTAAAGCGCGATCTTGTAGGTGTGCGAAGCGAGCAGTTCACCCTTCAGGAATGCCAGCTTCGCAGGGGTCGTGAATGCAGAACTGATGGCCATTACTTCTTCTCCTCGTTCTGGATCAGTACTGTTACCTGACCCACGGATGAGCTAGCGCCCTGAGGGAAACCTTCCATCGTTAAGTCTCCAGTACTGCATAGACTGGAATAGAAATAGTGTCAGTAGCTGCACACTTAAGACACAATGACTCCCATCCACCAGCGTCTGGCACCTCGACTACTCTAGCAGCGGTAAGAGTCACGTCGGCTGCGGCCGGGCTCAATCTAAGTGGAGCATGTACAGCGAATAGTGCACCTTCCTTCATAGCCACCTGAACTGTAACTGCACCAGCGAAAGTAGCCTCGCCTGAACAATCAAAGATCAGCTTCCGAGCCATGCGAAGCTCTTTCGCTGCAATCACGTTAGTGTCGGTACCCCCAGTAACTGCCAGAATACCAACGAGAACGCTATGGGAGCCCATTGAGCTTCACCTTCACGATAGTGGGAGACTTCATTGCTTCGGGCTCGGCAATCTTACAAACTCGATATCTACTGTATCCCCGAGTCGAGAAGGGGAACACACCAGGAGAATCGAACTCAAGATGCGCTAGGCGCTCTGACTCCAAATCCACTCTGATGTGTTCACCCTGCATGAGATGCACTATCTCAATACCAGACTCGTTACCCTTAGCCTGAGTCCAAGGTCCCTCAATCGCATCCAACGCGGCCACCAAGGCCAAGCGAAATTGTGCCATAGGGTTACAATCGTGTAACACTACCGTCCCGACTCAGGCTGGTTACTGATGTACCACAGCTCATATGTCGTACTGCCGTTCGGTGCGCTGGACGGTGAGTACGTGCCATGAGGATCATCAGTAGACACAGCCGAAGCCTTGACGATAGTTCCGTTGGTGACAACTGATCCAGCCGAAGTCTCCTTCACCCCGCTTGCAACTGAGCAGGGATTATCCAGACCGAAGATTGTGCCAGATCCAGCAATAACGGTGTCAGTGCTCGCATCAGCAGCCACCGTCTCAGTAATCCCGGTGACCTGAGCAAACGCCTTCTTGCCGGTAAACGTCTTAGTCGTACCACCAGCCGTAACCGACCAAGCCTCGGTCATCGGCCGACCTACCAAATCGTACCCACTAATCACTCCGTTCATAGCAATGACAGCGGAGCCGTGGGTTACGGTAATCACTACATTGCGGGGGAAGTCGAACTTCCCAATGCCACCGCTGACAAGTGACCCGTTGAGGGTCATATCGCGGGTGCTGGCAGCTGCTGCACCGGTGTGGCTAGTGCTCAGTCCGTTAGTCACAGCTGCCAGTGGGTTAGTCCAGACCTGAGCGCAGAGCGCAGCAGGCGTAACCCGCCTGCCACGCTTCGGCGTCACTCCCCTATTGGTAATGTATCCTGCGGAGAGTGGCATCTGTCAAACCCCCTGTGAGCCCCACATACCACGGAAGTCACCCCATCCAGAACCGTTACGACGGGTGACCTTGTAGAGCGCGTCCCCAGTATGGAAGTCATCGCTATTGGAGAACATGGCCTGGCGACGATCGAAGTAATTCACATCGTGCTCGTCCGCCTGCACAAACCACGCATCGGTATCGAGCAGGTAATGCGAGAGGTGAGACGACAGCCCTTCGCGCGACACCTGGTTGATATCGTTCTGGTTGCCACCCGGCAGGGTCGGGGTCTTGAGGACCTGATTAACCAGCCAGTAGTCCCCAACGCTGTGGATAACAGTCTTCGGAATGAACACGATCGGCAGACCACCCTCGTCGTTGAGCGTATGGAAGTGCTCGAGGGCCACCTGCAGAGCCAGCAGATCGAAGTCCGCATCCGTAGGATGCCGATTGCTGATCGTGCCACCCTTGATCAAAGCGTGCGAGGCCGAGATGAGCGACTCGCCACTGGTGAAACCAGAGAACGTAGTATCGAACGCGTTGTTGAACGGAGCGTGCATGACAACTTCGAGGTTGTTACGCACAGACCGCCCAAGCGCCTTCGACATCTTGTTGCCCATCACGCCATAGAGATCATCTTCCATCATCTCCTGCGTGATACGGAACCCGAGCCCATAGGTCGTCCAGGTGTAACGCTTGATGTTACCCTGCGTCGCATCCTGATATGTGACCGCTGCACCCTCGGCCTTGCTCAGCAGCGTCCCGAAGCCGGCGATAGGAAAGTCCTCTTCGTATGCACGCTTCGACGTGTTCGAGTTCACAATCGGCTTACCCTCGATCGGACGCTGACGGTAAGTCTCAAACACGATTTTCCGGAATCCAGGCGCCAGAAGATTGCTAAAGGCGCCACGTACCATAGTCATAGGTCAGGGCCCTTTAGCTCGCGATGGCGTCGAGCTGCAGATTCGCAGCAATGAAGTGGACGAAGAACGCACCAGTGTTGATATCCACTCGGTACACAGTCACTCGGGGGTTGCTGGTAGTCGCCACAAGAGCCCAGTTCCCGCTCGAGAGTCTTGCAATGTCGTAGGTGTTACCGACGTGAGTCTCCGCCGGAGTGGTAGCGGAACACATCCGCACGCCACAGCGCGGGTGAAGCAGCCTGACCGGCACCTTCCCGTTCGGAGTGAGGACGCGAGCCTTCTCGCTTTCCACTTCCGAGATGCCTGCAATCAGTGAGGGATTCGCACCGCAGCGCTTAGACTTCTGATCTGCAGTGTCGTAGAACACGAGCTCACCGGACTTCGCAGCAGTTTCACCTGCAGTCTGCGAAGGAATGAACTCCTGTACTTCCGAAAACTCGATCCCCTCAGTGACAGTGGCAGGAAAATCGCTAGCCATTTCCTGTCGCCTTTCGTGAGGTTACCAGCATTAACCTTGCGATCCCTCAACAATGAGGAGTCTGCTAACGTCAACGCTGATTCCGTGGTTATCGCGCATGTACTTGGCCAAATTTTCAGCAGCCTGCTCCATCTCTGTCCTATGCGACTTGAGACGATCTTGATGAAGCTTCTTCAATTCCGCCACGCGCGACTCGTACACCTCACGAGGGATGGCAAAGAGCACGAGGTTGCCTACTTGACGGCCACCTTGCTCCTCGGTCAGGCGCTTGTATCCCGACAGCACTCGGAGTTGCGCCTTTTCCGTGTTCATGACGTTGACCCAGCGTACACGCGAGTCTGGATTCTTCGCCACGGCCTCTGTTGCATCCAGCAACATGGCCTTAGTTGCCCGAGGCATCGCTCCACTCGGGCCAGTCTTCTTCTCCAACCGCTCCAACGCAGCCATTTGCTCCTTGATATTCCTGATTGCTTCCGTCTTCGACACCTGCTTGGGCTCAGGACCAGCCTCGATAGGGATTTCGTTGTGGTCTGGCATTAGTATTTGCTCCAAGTCACGTATTCTTGAGGAGACAGGCCAAGTTTATCGGCAATTTCGAGCTGAGTAGCGTCGAGTTGGGCCGGAGAACTAGGTGCACCACCCCTCACAACGCTTGGAACAGTGTGCGCAGACCTTAGACGCTCGGCTTCCTGAGCCGATGCAAGCTGTGCAGCCAATGCAGCATCACTATTGTGCTGCATAACCTTCTCAAAGTTGCCAGGACGACCTCTGACCAGTGCAATCAGATCATCCCAAGCCTGTGGATTGGCCATCTGGGCCTTGCCACCAGGGAGCTGACTGATGATCGATTCGATCTGGTCACCAAAAAGCTTGAACTCAGTGGCATACTTGGTCCTAGCAGTAGCTTCAGTTGCATTCACAGTACCCTGAAATAGCGGACCGAGCCTCGCTTCAAGATTCCGCTCGGCCTGTCGGATAGCCCGTTGAGTCAGGTAGGTAGTAAACTTGATTGGATCGGTCGAATGCATCTCCGCGAGTTGCTCTTCAGTGTACTCAACCTCTGGCGCAGGGGGTGGCGGAGCCGCCGGAGCTGGCGCCCTAATAGCCAAATCGAACTGTCGCTGAGTATTCTGACGAGCTTCCTCGCTGATCCTGAGGGCTTCCTTCAACCTATTTGCCTCAGTGAGGGCATCAGCAACTGTCTTTCCCCGAAGATTTTCGGGGATCAGATCGCCCTCCAGCTTGATTTCTTCTGGCTTTGGCGCCGGAACAGCAGACGCCGCCCCTGGATCTGCGTCCAGAGGGACCTGAGTCTCAGCCACAGTGGCTGGTGCTGTCATGATTCATCACCTTTCGCCGCAATGCCGGCAAGTTCACGGTCTAGGCTAGAGACCACCTCTAGCATCTCTTCAATAACCTTGAGCTCCCCCTGATACCGGTACAGCACCGCCGGGGACCCCTCCGCTGCCAGGAGCCGCTGGAGATGGAGCTTGCGGCGCTGGCAGTGTGCGATTACTACCAGGAATCCCTGGTGCACCTCCAGCTCCGCCAAGCGTAGCCTCAAATCCTCCGCTTCCGTTGGCAGACACAGCGGCTTGTCCAGCTGGTTGACTCGCAACATTGAGATACTTCTCCAGTTCGGGTAGGTAGTCCTCCGGGTTGCGTACGTCGTAGCGGTTGAGTAGATCCTTAAACATCTCGCGAGCAGCCTTCATGACATCTACAATCATAGCCGTAAGCTGAGGCTGTACTTGCTGGGCCTGCAGTGCGGCTTGGCCGGCAGCGAGCAACTTCTCGAGGTACTGCATCATCGTCTGAATAATCATCAACTGCATCTGTTGCATAGCCTGACGGTTACCTGAAGCATCAGTAGCTGACAGGTCGATTGCAATAGCGCCGTTGACATTCTCCTCAGTAAGGACAGTAGTGAAAAGCTCCCGAAGCTTGACACCAATCTCATCATCACCGAAGACAGTCTCATCCAGACCTTCGAGTCCGTACTGGATCCAGATGTAGACACAATTCTCGATCAGTTCAGCGAACCCCTGACGAAGATTCTCAAGTACCTCCTCTACCCGCTTGGTACCTTCTTGAATTAGTGCCAGTGTAGAGGTAGCGGTAGCTCTAGAACCAATGATCGGGGATTCCCGGCCAGTGAGATAGTCAGAGACCCCGGTTCGTTTCTCGACCATTCCAAAGAGATTTTGTCGCTCAGTAAGAGTAGTGGGGTACGTATCCCCAGCGGCAAAGGGAATGAAATCGGACTTGGGATCATCCACAAAGAAGCAACGTCCAGCATAGAGACGAGGAACCTCCTCAATACCCGAGTTGCGCTTAACGATGAACATACGGATGTTCGCAAGATACGCATTGTCCGTAGCCATCTGATGCCACTTGGTAAGCGCCTGCTGGAACGGTAGTACCATCTCACCACAGCCGATACCATAGAGCGAGTCGTTGACAGTGGTGTAAGGTACTAGCGTGTACGGCTTCCGTTGATGGAAGTACCAGTTGTATCTAAGCTGAAGAATGGTTCGCGTGGGCCGATGGTAGGTAACAACCAGATGCTCAGGCAATCCATCACCGTTGATATCGTACTCACACCACCCCTCGTAGACGATCAGATCATCTTGATAACGATAGCCTTGCTTATGACCAGCTACGTCCTGCCGTGCTGTCTCGAGCAGAGTATCATCCTGTTCTTCTTGGCCCTTGATCTTATCAACGTTGGCCAGCTTCCCTGAGGCTTCGGCAACCTTGAGGTTGAGCCAAGTAGTACGAAGCCTCTCGAAGACGACAGGACAAGCCTGGAGGAACTGATACTTAGCCGGGAACAAGAA